GCAAAGGTGTGTGATGTGCTTGCTGTACATCCTGAATATGCGTCAGACATTACAAAGGTGGCCGCGCAAGCAATCCGAGCAAGGGGGGAGAAATGAGTGGCGATCACAACCTATACCAGAAGAAGAAGGGCAGCAAGAAAGGGTTGTTCGATGACGTACCCCTTGTTAATCCTGACAGAGACAAAGCTTGGGAAGCATTCATCAAACGCAAAGATGTTAAAGCCATGATGAAAGGCAAAGAAGATTTTAAGTTCCCACTTGATGGGTCATATGACCTGTGGTGTATCGCTTGGGAGAAAGCTTGGCATAAGGGGTTTGAAGCAGCATGGAAGGAAAAGGATAAATGAAACGAAAACGAGGACCAAACAAAAACCCAACGCTTATTCATACGAACATACGCTATCCAAAAGAAGTTATTGAATACTTCATGCACAACGGCGAAGGATCATCGTGCTATATACGTATGCGTAATGCTTTGATTGAATACGTTAAGGAGAGAACCCATGACAACGCCGGAATACAAAGTCAAGAAGAAAGTAGTGGATCTGCTGAAACAATATGAAATCTATCACTTCTTTCCTGCTACTCATGGTTATGGTCGTTCAGGTATTCCTGACATCGTATGTTGTATCCGAGGCTACTTCCTTGCTATTGAGTGTAAAGCAGGAACAAACCAACCCACTGCTTTACAACGCCGAGAAATAGGTCTGATACAAAAGGCTAGAGGTATAGCTTTCGTTATCAACGAAGATAACATTGAAGACCTTCATACGGCTATCAAAGAGATCATGCGTACATGAACATACTAGCAATCGATTTTGAAACTTATTACAGTCGTGATTTCTCACTGACCAAGATGACGACTGAAGAATACGTACGTAGCCCACACTTTGAAGTGATTGGGGTAGCCGTTAAAGTTGGTGATGAAGATACTAAATGGTTTAGTGGCACGTATGCAGAAACAAAACAATTCCTACAGCAATTCAACTGGCGTGAGTCTTTGGCGCTTGCTCACAATGCTATGTTTGATGCCGCTATTCTTACTTGGCATTTTGGTATTAAGCCTCGTGGATGGATTGATACGCTCAGTATGGCGAGGGCGATACACGGCACAGAAGTGGGGGGTAGCTTGGCGGCGTTGGCGAAGCACTACCAACTCGGCATCAAAGGCACGGAAGTAAACGATGCGCTAGGTAAACGCAGATTAGATTTCACAACGCAGGAGTTAGCAAGGTACGGTGAGTATTGTGTCAATGACGTTGACCTGACCTATGACTTGTTGCAGTGCTTGTTAAAAGATTTTCCGCAGATGGAACTGCGGTTGATCGACCTGACGATCAAGATGTACTCGGAGCCTGTGCTTGTGCTTGATAAGGTTGTACTAGCTGAACACCTAGCAGCAGTGCAGAAAAAGAAAGAAGATCTACTAGCCAAGGTCACGGTGGATAAAGCCACCTTGATGAGCAACCCTCAGTTTGCAGATGTGCTAACAAGCCTTGGGGTAACACCCCCTACAAAAATTAGTCCCACCACGGGGCGTGAGACCTTGGCACTAGCTAAGAACGACGAAGAGTTCAAGGCGTTGGCAGAACACCCCAACCCTGATGTGCAAGCACTTGTTGCTGCGAGGCTAGGTACTAAGTCAACCCTTGAGGAGACAAGGACCGAGCGGTTCATAAGTATTGCAGAGCGTGGAGCAATGCCTGTGCCGTTGAAGTATTACGCTGCACATACAGGCAGGTGGGGCGGTACGGATAACCTTAACCTACAGAACTTACCAAGATCATCCCCACTTAAGCACGCTATCCGTGCACCCCAAGGCTATGTGATGATCGACTCAGACTCCTCGCAGATCGAAGCGCGAACGCTTGCGTGGCTAGCAGGACAGTGGGACTTGGTGCAAGCCTTTGAGCGTGGGGAAGATGTGTACCGCATCATGGCTAGTGCTATCTATAACAAGCCTGTGGAAGATATAACCAAGGATGAACGCTTCGTAGGCAAAACAACGATTTTAGGTAGCGGGTACGGTATGGGGGCTAAGAAGTTCCAAGCGCAGCTTAAGAACTTTGGTGTAACTATTGCAGAGGAAGAGGCGCAGCGCATCATCTCGGTGTACAGGGAGACATACCCCCGCATTCCCTTGCTATGGAAGGACTGTCAGAAAGCACTTGTGGCTATCTTGATAGGGCAGAGGGCAGGACTGCCGGAGGATAAACCTCAGATCTATGCAGAGGGTGAGCACGGTATCAGGCTACCTAACGGGTTGTACCTCAAGTATCCCAACCTGCGGATTCACGTCACACCAGAGGGTAAAGAAGAATTCGTATACGACACCAAGAAGGGTAAGGCAGTTATCCCTAACCGCATATACGGTGGGAAAGTCACAGAGAATATCTGTCAGGCTTTAGCTAGAATCATCATTGGCGAACAGATGTTAATCATCGCTAAGCGGTATCGTGTGGTTATGACCGTGCATGATGCCATTGCTTGTATAGCACCAAAGGAAGAAGCAGAAGTTGCTAAAGGTTTCATCGAGCAGTGCATGAGAATGCGACCTGATTGGTGTGAAGAGCTACCGTTAAATTGCGAAGCAGGTTATGGGGAAACTTATGGAAGTTGTTGATTACATTGACTATTCTGAGAACATGCTCAAGGTTGAAAAGCTACTTGCACAATTGCAAAATCTATTGCTTAATAGGAGGTTTCAGGAAGCCGTAGAGCTTTGTCCCCTGCTATCTACAGAGGTACGGCTGCTCAACAACAGCATCAAAATAACCCACGAGAATAATGAGCAATATCAGTTGGTCATACAGCAGCCTAAAGACATTCCAACAATGCCCACGTAAGTATTACCATCTTAAGATTAAGAAGGATGTACAGGACTCAGGCAGTGAAGCAACCTTGTACGGCAAGGAGCTACACAAAGCAGCAGAGGACTACATCAAAGATGGTGTGCCCATACCAGAGCGGTTCGGGTTTATTCAGGGGATGCTTGACTCTCTGGTAAAGATCGAAGGCATAAAGCATTGCGAGTATGAGATGGGGCTGATAAAGGAGGGAGACTCGCTCTCCCCCTGTGGGTTCAATACAAAAGGCTTTTGGTGGAGGGGAATAGCGGACTTACTGATCATCAACGAGGACAAAGGTATAGCGCACCTTGTTGACTATAAGACTGGAAAGAACGCTAAGTTTGCAGATACACAGCAGTTAGATGTACTAGCGGCAGCTACCTTCATACACTTCCCCAAGATCCATACCGTTAAGTCGGCACTGTTGTTTGTAGTCAGTAAAGAGTTTATACAGAGAAAGCATACGGCTGACATGAAGCTTGAATATCTGGAGCCTCAGATACAGCAGTTAGCTAAGTTGGAAGCCGCAATGCAGAACGATACGTGGAACCCAGTAACAAGTGGTTTATGCAAGTTCTGTCCTGTGACTAGCTGCGAACACAATACGAAAGGAGATCACTATGCCTTACGTTAATAAACCAAGACCGTACAAAAAAGAATACCAACAACAATTAGCACGAGGAGAAAAAGACGAGCGCAGGGTGCGCGAGAGGGCACGAGATCTGATTGATCGCAACGGTAAAGATGCTAACGGCAACGGTAAAGCTGATGTGCGCGAGGGTAAAGATATAGATCACAAACGTCCCATCACAAAGGGCGGTGGCAACAGCAAGAAGAACCTACGCATTACCTCAGCAAGCGCTAACCGATCATTCAGTCGCAACAGCAACCATACAATAAAGCGTAACGACTAGCATGGAAGTGATCGATAACAAGGCGCTGATAGTCAGGACTAAATATCCTGAACGCATAACAGCAGCTATAGAAAAGAGCAAGGTGGTAGGGCAAGCAGATGGAGTGTATGAAGTTGCAGTCAGGTGGGGGTTGAACGAAGCTCAACTGCTTAATCAGTTCATCAAAGGTGTCCCATCTCCCATATCAAAGAAATACGATTGGCCGGGACAGTTCACACCATTCAACCATCAAAAGACTACAGCAGAGTTCTTAACACTAAACCGTAAAGCGTTCTGCTTTAACGAACAAGGCACGGGTAAGACGGCATCGGTTATATGGTCTGCGGATTACTTGATGAAGCTAGGGCTTGTGCGTCGCGTGTTGGTGGTCTGCCCTCTGTCTATTATGAAGTCAGCATGGCAGGAAGATCTCTTTAAGTTTGCTGTGCACCGCACATGCAACGTAGCCTACGGATCAGCAGCGCAACGGGTCAAGATAGTAGGTAGCCGTGCTGAGTTTGTCATAACAAACTTTGAAGGTGTGGAGATTATTGAGGACGCAGTAACACGCGACGGTACGTTTGACTTGATTGTGGTCGATGAAGCTAACGCTTATAAGAACGTATCGACGAGGCGTTGGAAAGTCATGAAACGTGTGTCTGATCGTGCTAAGTGGTTATGGATGTTGACGGGTACACCAGCCGCGCAGTCACCTGTTGATGCTTACGGATTAGCAAAGTTAGTCAACCCAGACAACACACCGAAGTTCCTTGGTTCGTTCCGTGACAAGGTCATGCAAAAGGTCAGTCAGTTCAGATGGGTTCCCAGACCTAATGCAGAGAACGTCGTACATCAAGTACTGCAACCTGCGATTCGGTTTGAGAAGAAAGATTGTATCGATCTGCCTGACCTTATGTACGTAGAGCGAGATGCACCACTGACGCCACAGCAACGCAAGTATTACAAGATTCTCAAAGACCAGATGATGATCTCAGCCGGTGGCGAAGAAGTTACCTCTATGAATGCAGCCACAAGCCTGAACAAGTTGCTACAGATTTCTGGTGGCGCAGTCTATACGGACAGTAGAGAAGTTATAGAGTTTGACGTGTCTAATCGTTTGCAGGTCATCGAGGAAGTTATTGAGGAGGCTAGCCACAAGGTTTTAGTATTTGTACCGTTCACTCATACCATCGAGTTGCTCAACAATCACCTAACCAAAGCAGGCATAACGTCTGACGTTATCAACGGATCAGTAACCGTTAATCGCAGGGCTGCAATCATTAAGAACTTCCAAGAGCAGCCCGACCCTAAAGTGCTTATCATTCAACCACAAGCTGCATCGCATGGACTAACGCTGACTGCTGCTAACGTGGTGATATGGTACGCACCTGTGACTTCTGTAGAAACTTATCTGCAAGCAAACGCTCGCATCAATAGGCCCGGACAGAAGAACACAATGACGGTGGTGCACATATCGGGCAGTCCTGTGGAGCGCAAGCTTTATGAGTGCATTCCCGTATCGTTGACTTGTATGGTCAAGAGCTTAAAGAAACTTGACAAAGTCAACTTTATGATTTATAGTTAACCCACAAAACAACTTAAAGGAGCGTAGCATGGATGAGGGCATCCAAGACCTTGTGTCCCCTGAAGAAAAGCAATCTGTCCCTGTGGACAAATTAGCAGGCATCTATATCAAGATTCGAGATGCGCGAGCGAGACTGAAATCTGAGTACGAAGCTAAAGACACTGAGCTTCAAGAGCAGATGGATATGATCGAGGAGCAGCTTCTTGAAGCTTGCAAAGCAATAGGTGCAGATAGTATTCGCACAGTAGCGGGTACTGTAATTCGTAGTGTGAAGAACCGTTACTGGACGAACGATTGGGATTCCATGTACAGCTTTGTACGTGAGCACGATGCGTTTGGTTTATTAGAACGGCGCATTCATCAAACCAACATGAAGCAATTCATTGAGGAAAACCCCAACTTGTTACCGATGGGTCTGAACACCGATAGTCGGTACAGCATTGTTGTCCGTCGCAGTAAGTAACCAAGAGGAACCTATGTCTAACGTAACTGTATTCCAACAAGACCTTCCCGACTTCCTTAAGAATACTGAAGTCGATGAGCTAACCAAAGCACTTGCAGGTGGCACACAAAACCGTCGCATCTCCATCAGGGGTGGGCGTTTCCGTCTTGTGATTAATGGTGAAGAAGTATCTAAGACCGACAAGCCTGAGCTTGATGTGGTGGTTGCAGCAGGGCGCAAAGAGAACTCACGCATCTTCTACGCTAAAGCCTATAACCCCAAGGAGATCACTGCTCCTGATTGTTGGTCTGATGATGGTGTGACTCCACACTCCAAGGCTGAGAACCGTCAAGCTGATACATGCGCTAACTGTCCTCAGAATATTGCAGGGTCTGGGACTAACGGTACTCGTGCCTGCCGTTATCAAAAGCGTCTTGCCGTGGTGCTTGCAAACGACCCAACTAATGGGCTATTCCAATTGACGCTGCCTTCGCAGTCTATCTTCGCCAAGGGTGATATGGATTCGATGGGCTTTGATCAGTACGCTAAGTACATTGCAGGTAACGGCAAGAATATCAACATGGTCGTGACTCGCATGTCTTTTGATGGTGACAGTGATGTGCCTGTGCTTAAGTTCCGTGCGGTTGGCTACGTAAACCGTGAGCAATACGATGCAGCTATTGAAGGTGGTAATTCACCAGAAGCACAACGCATGCTCTCTTCTACCGTGGCGCAAACTGACAGCGTTAAAGCACTTCCTAAAGCTGAAGCGAAGCCTGCTGCTAAGCCAGTAGTTGAAGACATCGAAGAGCCAGTGAAGCGTCCCAACAAGAAGGCTGAAGTTGAACCTGAGAAGAAGCGGGATCTGACAGCGGTCCTCGATGCTTGGGGCGACGACAACTAAAATGGCTATCGGCTACAGTCAACAGCTTATCAGCGACAACAAAGCTGCGGACAGGCGAAAGCTCGGAGTCTTATTAGGTAGAGTGTGCATCAAGCACAACATCTCTGTAGCCGATGTAGCGGCGTACTTCAGTGTCAGTAGGCAGACTGTCTACAACTGGTTTAGGGGCACTGAGGTACGTCCAATCTATAGAGATCTGATGAGTCGTTTTATCAGCAGCTATCGGTAATGCTTGCCGGAGGATTCGCAAAATGTCGGCGCTTGAGTTGTTATCTGCGGTGCATGCACCGGAGGGGTGGCGCTGTGTAGTAGGTATAAAGAACAAACGGGTCATCAAGAGATTTGTTGAATCTGCTGAAGAAGTTATAGAGGCGGGGCAGCAGTTGGTGGACGATGGGTTTGATGCTTACTATGCCTGCGCTACGTTCAAGGAACCAACAACAAGGTCAGGAGATAACACTAAAGAATTTCGTGCGCTATGGTTAGATATAGATTGTGGAGCAGATAAACCTTACGAGGATCAGCAGCAAGGTATTGTTGCGCTCAAGAATTTTTGTAAGGACAACGCTTTACCTAGACCGACGCTTGTCAACAGTGGGCGCGGTATACACGCATACTGGACATTCAAAATCCCAGTGGCACCTGCTGTATGGCAACCCGCTGCGGATAGGTTAAAGGCGTTATGTGAGGAAGGGTTTCTTAGTGCTGACCCTGCGTGCACGGCAGACAAAGCGCGGATATTGCGCCTGCCGGATACAAAGAACTTTAAAGACCCAGATGCTCCGCTTGATGTAACGCTGCTGTATAGAAGCGAGCCAGTTAATTTTGAGGAGTTAAGGCAAACACTTGGCGTTTTAGTTTTTAAGGAAGAAGTACCAGACTTCCTACCACGTCAAGTCAACGAGCTAACAAAGTCGCTTGCCAATAACCGTGAGTTTCATTTCAAGACAATCTTGATTAAGACGAATCGGGATACTGGCTGTAACCAGATTAAATATATAACAACACATCAGCAGGAGATGGCTGAGCCGATATGGAGGGCGGGACTTTCAGTTGCACAGTTTTGCGTAGACAGAGATGTGGCGATACACGCCATATCAAAAAACTACGAGCATTACGATCCAAACGAGACCGAGAAGAAGGCTAACCGAATCAAAGGTCCATATAGTTGCGCAACGTTTGAGAAGTTTAACCCCGGCGGATGTGAAGGGTGCATACACAAAGGCAAGGTCAAGAGTCCTATCCTGCTTGGGCTTGAGATTGCTGAAGCTACAACCAATGAAATTATTGAAGAAGTTAAGAACGATGAGCCTGCGATTGTTCACTCCGTACCCGAATTTCCGTTTCCGTATTTCAGAGGTAAAGCAGGGGGTGTTTATAAGCGTCCGATCTCGGATGAGGAGGAAGCGCAGGTTGTATACGAACACGATCTTTATGTCGTCCGA